AGAATCGCGTTGCGGTGGTGGCGATCTGCTACCAGGCCGGTAGTACCTGCACCACCGAAAGGATCGAGACAGGTTCCGCCCACAGGGCAGCCGGCGATGATGCAAATCTCGGCGAGCGCATCCGGCATCACGGCGTAGTGGTCTTCTCGGTATTGGGCGGGGGCAATCCACCAGACCGAGCGAAGGTTCGCCCCGTTCGCCATCTGCTCGGCTACTGACATAGCGTCCCATCGTTCGTTGAATCCGGCGTGTCTGCGCTTATGGCCGCGCTGTTTGTCGCGCCTGACGGCCTTCATCAGCCCATTGGTTTTGCCGCCGCCATTGGCGCGGTCACTTCCTGCCTGGGCCTCGACGTTTTGCGCGAGGTGTGTCTCGGTTGACGGTTGCGCGGGAGTGCGGGCCGCCTCAGCGTCGTACCAGTAGTCTTTGTTCTTCGAGAAGTGAAAAACGTACTCATGGCTCGCGGTCGAGCGATCCGAGACGCTCTCCGGCATCACGTTCGGCTTCGCCCAAATGTTGCACTGGCGCAGATACCAGCCGTCCGCCCTCATGGCGAAAGCGAGCATCCACGGCACGCCCACAAGGTCCTTGTCCTTGTAACCAACCGGGGGCGAGCGCCATCCTTTCGCGTGCTTCCAGTGCTTCCACGCTTCACCGCGATCAGCCACGAACGATCCACCGCCGCCCTTACCGCCGCTCGCCCACTTGTCGCCGAGGTTTACCCAACAGGTGCCGTCCTGCCTGAGTACGCGCCGGCACTCACGGAAAATCGCGGTGAGGCCAGCAACGTAGTCCTCTGGCGTCGTCTCGAGGCCCAGCTGCCCAAGCATCCCGTAATCGCGCTGCCTCCAGTACGGAGGCGAACTGACGACGCAATGCACCGACTCATCCGGCAGCGAGCGCAAGACCTCGCGGCAGTCACCAACCTTGATCTCGACCGTCACGCCCCCGCCCCGTGTGACGCGCTCATGCGGGCCTCCTATTCAGGGCGCCGCAACCGAAGTCGGAACCTTCGGCTTGCGCCCGAGCGTCTTGGACACCGTGGCGCTCCAATTCGAGTTGATGCCGCCGACTGTGGTGTGTCGGGCTCGGAAGCAATACTTCCCGGCGGCCAGTCCGGTGAAGCTCGCGGAAGTGTTCGGCCACGGCGCGACTACCGCCTGAGACTGCGTGCCGAAGGTGCCATCGGCGTTGCAGGAACCGGCGACGACCTGTGTGCTGGCAAGCACGTCGGTTCCGGTCGCGTTAGCGATCAGGCTGCCGTCGTCGAACTGCGTAGCGTTGACCCACGTCACGTTGGCGTCGAAGGCGAGCACCGGGAACGAAAGAACCAGCCCGAGCAGGAAGAAAAAACGCTTCATGGCTTTATGACTCCGTTGTCGATCAGTCTCGCGAGCGTGCGGGCGACTCCGCGCAAGTGTGCCAATTGCACGAAGTCGCGGTCCAGATCCATGTGGCTGCGCCGGTCCACGGCATCGTGGCAGGCCGAGCAGGCGTGGGCGGCGATCAGGTCGGGCGACTTCATGCCGCCGCCGCTGACGCCGATGATGCGATAGTGCGCGAGCACCGTGGTGGCCGGGTCGAAGTTGCAGATCCCTTCGAGGCGGATCGTGCACTCCTTGCCGCGCGCGTAGTCGCGGAGGTTCATAACCTCGTGAACTTGTCTAGTGGGATCATCACGCATGGCTCGCGATCTCCATTCTGGCCGCGGTCATTGCCGGCGAGCTTTATCTGATACTGGTGGGGCGCTTCGATCACGTGAAAGTAGATGCCATCCGAGACGCTGACCACGAAGAAGCCCCGCACGTTCGCGGCGAGCGCAAGGCGATGCAACCGTTCAGCTTTCGCGAATGAAAGGAGCACCGTGTCATATAGGCGGTCTCGTGCCTTGACCTCGACCCACGCCGCGAGGTGATCGCCGGGGCCGCGGAAACACGCGAAGTCGACACCATAGAGAATCGGAGACAGCTTCACGTACCGATGAAACCCCCTGCTCCTTCCAAAGGCTCGCAAGATCTCGGCCTCCCGCTTGAGATCTTCCGGGCTTTCATTGTGCGGGCGCCACTCGTTCATGGCTTCAGGTACTCCTGCGGATCGGGGATCACGATGCCAAGATCGGCCGCCCTGCGAATGATCGAGTCGAGGTAGTCGGCGAACTCCATCTTCGACAGGCGCGAGCTTCGCCTGACCGGGCGCAGCCGCGTGCGGCCGAAGCCGCGCAGGTGCTCCCACCCGAAATGCTCGCCGAGGAAATACTCGTGCAGGTCTTCAGCGGTCCAGCCGGCGAGGGTCTCGCCGCCGGCCTTCAGGATGTGCGGATAGCAGACTCCCCAAAGGTAGCGATTTTGCTGGTCGGTGCGCCGGCCCTTGCGCTCGCGGATCTCGATGTCCCATGCCTGCTCGATAGGCAGAGTCGAGATCGCGCCGAGCACCCGGCCGAGCACCGCAGCTTCGCGGCCCTTTGGGATGCTGTAGATCACGCCGCCTGTTTCTCGATCAGCGTGCGCAGGGCGGCAACCTTGGTATCCAGTTCCTTGAGAAACTGGATCACCTCGATCTCAAGCTCGGCGATCATGGCCGGGTCGCGCGGCACGCGCCGCACGATCAACTGGAGCGCCGGCGGCAGGCGCGGATCGAAGGAGCACCAGTCGCACCACTGCCGGCCGGTGCAGAACATTTGCCACTGCATTTGCTTGACGTAGGCCGCGTCGATCGGGGCGCCGAGCAGGGTCTCGATGTGCGTCGCGGTGTTCGGGCACTTCACCTCGATCAGCCCGTCCGCGTCGACGTAGCCGTCCGGCGATGCGCCGGACATCGGCAGCTTCGGGTGCTGCACAAAGCCCGCCTCGGTGACCTCGCGGTCGGTCATGAAGGCGTACATGGTCTTTGCCTCGGGCTCATGGTCTAGGCCCCACTGCATCGGCTTGCTGGTGAAGCCCTCGGCCGGCGTGCCGGTCAGGATCTCCGCGGCGAGTTCCGCCATGTAGTTCGCCCGGCTCGCCCCGTATCCGTTGCGGGTCTTCGCGACCACGTCGGCGATCCGCGAGGCGGTCACCTTGCCGAGCCGCTGTAGCTTCCACTCCATCGAGCCCTGTTCGATCATGACACGCTCCAAGGCAAGCAACCGAAGAACACCACGAGGGCGGCGACCATGAAGGCCAGCCACCTCGCCCACGCGGGACCGCCGGCTTGGCCGACGATCTTCGCGCAGGACAAACCGACCATGATCGAAGCGATGATCGCGACGATGATGTAGGTCATGTCTGCCTCCTGCGCTTGGCTTCCAGCGTGGCGAGCGCATCCTTGAAGCGCGTCGCCGGGATGGACTCGAAGCTGTCGGCGCGGATCGCCCGCAGGTAGGCCGGGATGTTGACCCCGATCTCTGTCGCCAGCGCCCGCAGGTCGGCAGCCTGACTCTCCGAGATCGGCGTCGAGCCCGCGGCGTTGCCGTCGTCATCATTCTCGGTGGTGACGACGTTGAAGATCATGCGCAGCAGGTAGCGCCGGCCGTACTGGACCGCCGAGGCCGTGGCGTGGGTCCGGGTCATGACGTTGCCACCCTTGGCACCCTTGCCATCGGCCGGCATGTCGATCATGAAGTGAACCTTGTGCCCGCCGCGGTGCACCACGTCGCAGGTCACGCGCACCATCGGCACGTCCGACGGCGGCGGTTCCGCGGTGTTGAACTGAAGCGAAAAGCCGTGCTTGGTGTAGATTGGCCGGGCCTCGCCGTCCAGATCCTCGAAGGTCGCGTAGCGTGAGCCGGTGCTGTCATTCTCGGCGCGGGCGAACACCTTGCGCAGTTCGGACTGCACGGCATTCATGGCCGCCGCGAAGTCCGCCTCGCGCTCGGCCGCGCGCACGCGCTCGGCCATCGCGAGCAGCCGTTCGAGCTTGTCGACATCGACGGCCGGATCCCGCGAGGCGCGCTCGATCACCTCCAGCATGGAGACCGGCTTCGGCGCCCGCTTGGCCGGGGCGCGCTTGGGCTTCACTTCGACGATCGCGTTCATGACTGCACCCGTGCGAGCAGGGTGCGGGCCGCGCTGACAAGCTCGGTGGGCGCGTTCGCCATGGTGTAGCTATAGCTACCACTCTCCGCGATGGGACGGTCTATCAGTTGCTCGAATTGAGCAAGCGCCGCGATCAATTCGGCGCGGTCGCGCTCAAGACGGCGCGAGACTTCGGCAACGGCGGCGACTACTTCAAGCGAGGCGATGCGCGTTTTCTCGGAATGATTGAAAAGCGCCGCGTCGGTGAGCGGGGTCTGTGTGTCGGTGCTCATGTCTCTCTCCTATGCCCGTGGCTTGTGTAAGGCGGCTTCTTCTTCAAAGTCACCGAGAGCCGCATGTGCGCCTCTCGTATCTATGTTGCTGCCGTCCGCCCGGACGCCTTCTGCGCCATCGCAACGATCCACTAGGTCGCGCAGTGCCGTTTCGAGAACGCGGCAACGGCAGGCGTCAGCACCGGAGTTATTTCCATTCAGGGTCGCCACGCGATCAGCGGCATCGCATCTGTTTTCGTAGTCGCTCGATGATATCCAACGGCCATCGTACGTGTAAAAGCCAACCGTCCAAAGCCCCTGCTCAGACTTGACGTAGACGTAATTGGTCATCTCTATCTCCTGTGCCCTCATTGCGTCTCGACTATAAGGTTAGTCCTGATCCTTGTCAAGTCCTGCGCTTGGCGATCACTGGCGGGATGGCCGGCGCCTTACGCCGGCTGATCCCGGTCATGCGCATCCACACCCGAGCCCGCCAGAGTTTCTCGACCAGTGAGTCATGAGCCCGGCGGTGCTCGGCGTTCAGGTAGATCGGGATCAGTCGCATGAGTCGCTCCAGTTCGCCCGGACCAGCCACCACCGGCTGATCGGGATGATCGACACCGTGGTGCCATAGCCTTCGGTCGGCCATCGGTCCCGGATGATCTTGGCGCGACACTGCGCGTCCGACTCGGTCTCGAAATACCGTTGGAAGCGCGCGCCGACCCAGTGAAAGCCGCCGAGTGTCTGGTGCAGTTCATCCTTGTGCGCCTGACAGAGAACCGGGTGGATCTCGCCGTTGCGATCGCTCACTGAGTAGCACTGGCAGGATTTCGGATCGGTGGTCATGAGACCTCCAAACCCGCCTCGCGGGCGCATTCGACAACTCCTGCCACGTAACGGGGCTCGACCACCAGCGCCGAGCACCAGTAGAGGGCATCTTCTGGCGCCGTGGCTTCCAGCCACTCGCGCGCCGCCTTGGTATCGGGGCGCACCAGCACGATCGAACCGTGATCGATGACCTTGAGATCGCGTTTTGCGTTCATGTCAGTCCATCCTCGACTTCGCGTAGGCCCGGATCCCGGCAGCCCGCAGCACCCCCGCGAAGGCATGCGCGTAGGCTTCCTTGCGCTGCATCGACTGATTGAAGTCGCCGACCCAGTGACTCAGCCCGCTCGGGTAGGACTTCCGCGCGCGGCCTGACTTCTTCGCCCACCGGCCGAAAGCGTCATTGCCGGGAAAGTCGACCCATGCGAAGCCGCAGACACCGTCCGCGACGTACCATTGATGGCCGCCGCTGCCCTCGCTCACCACCATCGGGACAGGCGCCACCGCCTCGCCCGCTGCGCGCCCTGCCGCGACCGCTTCGTTCCAGAGCCTTTCGTACTTGGCGTTCATCTCGTTTCTCCTTTCCACCCGACCCGAGTATAAGGCCGGACCTGATTACCTGTCAAGTGGCAGGTAGCCGCCGAGATACTCGGCGCGCAGCCCGCCCGGCTCGGCGTGGATCAGCACCACCCCGGCGTCGCCGTGCGAATCCTCGGCCGTCAGGACCGCCTTCGCGTTCCACATGCCGAAACTCAGGGCGCCCTCGGCGTCTCCGACAAGCTCCTGCACCAGCCGGGCGGCCGTGTACTCCACGTCGCCCTCGCGGCCTTTCATGCGCTTCGCGAGCCGGGCCACCACTGCCGGCGCCTTGCTCCCGGACCAGTGCCCGTACACCACCGGGGAGAATTCCTTGCCCTTCACCACCTGAAACAAAACCCTGTCGCCCATCTCACACCTCCGTGAGCGCCGACAACCGGCGCTCTTTTGCCTTGAGTTTCCTGATCGCGGTCTCGGCCCGCTTGCGCTTCGACTCCCATGCCCGCAGCCGCTCAATCACCCGCAGATGCTCGCGCACCCGCTTCTCGTGCGTGCTCGGCTTGGCCTTGGCCTGCACCGCTTCGAGCGGCAGGGCCTCGCCCCATCCGAACACCCGCACCCGCATCTCCTTTGCGGCGTCTTCCTCGCGCCAGTGATAAGCGTCCAGCGGTCCGTGCCGCATGTCATCGTGGCGCAGCCCGAGACAGTGGCCGAACTCGTGCGCGATGGTCAGGGCAACGTCGATCTTGTTCGGCTGATCGTGGATGCCGACGTGCACGATGCCGCTCCAATAGTGGGCGTGGCCGGTGGAGGCGCCGCCCTCGCGCCGGTTGCTTCGAGCGAAGGTGATCGTGATGCGCCCGAACGATGACTCGAACCGCCTCGCCCGTTCGGGACCAGCAAGCTCGCGTGCGATCTTGTAAGACCTCACCACGAACGCGCGCAGGTGGCGCGTGCGGTAGTGGGTCCGGTTCCTGATCTGGAATTTCATGACTTCACCTTCCTGAACTGGCCAATGAACTTGGAGTCACCGCGGACCCACTGAGTCACGATCCACTGCAAGCCCTCGCGATCGGCAATCTCGTGCGCGTGCTCGCGCGCGACTTGCAAGTCCGAGGCTTGGTGGTCAAGCACCAACTGGTGCCGGGCGCGCGGCGCGCGGTAGGTCGACCGATAGTAGATGTTCATCCTGTTTCTCCTTTCCACCCACGATCATTATATCAGGTTCACCCTTATCTTGCAAGTCATAAAAAAGCCGGGGCCGCGGGCGCCCCGGCAAAGTCTCCGGGCAGGGGGCTGCCGGAGGGTGGAATCAAGCGGCCTTGGCGAGTTCCTGCCATTCCGACCGGGGAAGCTCGATCACCTTGCCGCCGAGCTTCTCAAGCTCGCTGGCGCGATCGTAGTCTTCCACTTCTCCGGCGAGGCGCGTCACGCCCCACTGAAGGCCGTAGCGGGTCATCTCGCCCGAGCCCGTCAGGTGCCGCAGCAGCCCGCCGCGCTCGTTTTCGGTGAGCCCTTCCTTCTTCGCGAACACCTCGACCAGCTTCGCCGGGTCGCCGGTGATCGCGTCACCGCGGGCGGCCATCAGCTTGGCGACGATGCGATCCATCACCTTGCCTTCCAGCGTCGCCTTGACCACGTCGCGGGCCTTCGCCCACACCGCTGCGTCTTCAAGGCGCTTGGTCTGGTCGCTGAAGTATTCCGCGACCTCGCCGTCCTCACCCTTGCGCTTGCCGATGTGCACCTTGCCGTAGCCGTCATCCTTGAACACCGCGAGATTCGTGCACTGCCGCTCGAACACTCCGGGAGCAATCGAGAGGCTGCCGGCACCGACCTCGGAGTTCGAGATCACGATCGCGCCGGTGATCCTGCGCACGAAGAAGTTGTGACCGACGCCCATTTTCAGGCCCTCGGGAACCGGAAGCTCGCGATCGAGCCACGGCGCCAGTGCCTTGATATAGAGCTTGGTCTCGGTGAGGGCCACCGACTCAACCTGCACGCCGCTGTCCCGCAGGGCCGGGTAGATCGCGTCGAACAGATCGTAGTTGTCGAGCGGCCGGTAGCCGTCCGACATGAACGCCCGGACCTTGCCGTCGAGCGTGCGCACCATCATCTTCTGCGGGGCGCGCTCGAACATGGCATTCACCATCGCGGTGAGTTCCGCCGGGTACTTGTTGCGCACCCGCTGGTAGAACTGCACCGGAATGTCGAGTCGCCCGGCAAGCTGTTTCTCGGCATAGTCGCCGAGCCCGAACACCTCGCCGCTCAAGCCGATGCTTTTCGCGTCCGGGGACATAAGGAACTTCCGAGTGTCGCCCACGAAGTCTCGCTTTACTTCACGCTGGCGCTCCAACTCCTGCGCCATTTCGACCAGTGACATACCCTGTTTCATCGTTGGATCTCCTGTATTGGTACAGGCGAATCATAAGGGAAAACCTTATAACAGGGCAAGCCCTATACAAGAGCGCCGAGCTATGGCACCATGCGAGCGTGAAGAATCGCAATCCGGTCCTGCTGGCCGCCAAGGCGGCCGGGAACAAGCGGCGCCTCGCCCTGCTGTGCGGGGTGGTCCCTCAGTCCGTGGAAGACTGGCAGGAGCGCGAGCAGATCCCCGCCCGGCACATCCTGAAGATCGAGAAGGCGACCGGCGTCCCGCGCCACAAGCTCCGGCCGGACCTGTACCCGCCGGCCGACTACGCTGCGTGAATCAGGCCGAGATCGACGCCCGCCTCGCCCTGACCGGCGGCGGCCAGTTCAAGCTGATCGACCCGATTGGAAACACCGCGAGCACTTCCCGGACTGGCTGAAGGCTTACGTGAAGGCGTGGTCGGAGGCTACGCAGGAAGGCCGTGGCAAGGCGATCGAAGGCGGACTGGCCGATGCGCTACCCGACCAGCCCGCACGTCGCCAGTGACCGTAGTGTGGCTTCGCGGGCGCATCCTAACCGCATCCCGCGACTGTTGACTACCCGCTGAAGGAAGCGTAGAAAAGACGACGCCCCGGTCAAGGGGCGTCGGTGCTGACCTCGGAACTGAACCGGGTCAGCGGGTCCGGCGGAGATTGGGAGGCCGAACGCGGCCATTATCCCCCTCCCACCGAAACCTGCAAGCCCACGCCTCTCGGGGCAGCCGTTGGGGGCTGACGCTCCGAGGCGGCTCGAAACAAGCTCGGAGGGCAGATTCGACGGGCGACCGACGGGTCTTGTAGCCTCTCCAACTTCCACGCCCGTGCGTGGGGGGAGGGGGGGCCTTCTCGGGGCTCTCTCTGGATCTTATAGATCGGAACCGAAACGCAGTCCTGAGAAGCTAGCACGGCGCCCAAGTTGGTGTTGCATCTCGGAATTCTGACGCTATCCTACGCGCATGTCGGACTCGCTCGACCTCGTCAGGGATGCGGTCATCGACCTGAACGGCGCGGTCTACCGCGACGTGAAGACCTCCGGCGGTGAGATCAACCCGCTGGAGATCCTGCAACGCTTGACCCTGCTCTCAATTGAGACTGCGGCGCTCCGGGAACTGGTGACTCACCTCATGGCGACCGATGAATCCGGTGTCATCGACCTCGCCACCAAGCACGGCGCGCTGGATTGCTATCACGGCATACTCGTGGATGGGATCCGCGCCGAGATCGCCATGCTCATCGCGCCCAAGATCGTGCGCGCCAACGGCAGCGACGGGTGACGAAGCTCCGGGAAATACTCTCGTATGTGGCTGAATCGCCAAGCAAAATCGTCCCCTTCCATAATCTCCGGGCGCGCTTCAACGGAAACCTTACCGGCCTCAAGGTCGCACTCGCCGATCACCTGCTCGACCTCCAAGGCCAGTGCTACACCATCACCGCTGCCGGCATCGCCTTCCTCGCCAAGCAACCCGAGACCCCCGCCATCGTCGAGAAACGCTGCATCGACTGCGCTACGCTCAAGCCCGCCAGCGAATTCTGGAAGAACACCGCATCGGGTGACGGCCTGTTCGACTACTGCTCGCCCTGCGGCAATCACCGGAAGAAGGTAAGCATGGAGAAACGACGCCTCGAAGCCGAACAGCGGGTCCGGGATGCCGGCTCCGAACTGGTCTCGCTCGCCGCGCAGTGGGACCAAGCCGTCGTCCTGCTCACCGCCGCATGGGAAGGGATCATGCGCTGCGACACCGTGATCCGAGAGGCCACCGCCGCGCTCGGACTCGACACCGACTCGGGCAGGATGCACGCTCGCACCACCTTCCCGCGCGCCGCCTACACGCTCAACCTCGCACTGTCCGAAGCCCGCTTCCCGCAGACGGCTCCGCTCTTGCGCGAGGTCAACTTCCCACCCAAGCTCGCCGACTACATCGGGTCCGACCCGATCGCCGACTACGGGCTCACGCTTGCGTGCCAAGCCCTTGATTTTAATACGGAGAAAATCAATGCCGAGGAAAGCCGGGCCGGGGCGCCCGAAAGGGCTCCAGAACAGGGTAACGAGGGAACTCAAGGACATGATCCTCGGGGCGCTGGATCAGGCGGGCGGGCAGGAGTACCTGCTGCGAAAGGCGCAAAGCCGAAAGCCCGAAGCGTTCCTGCGCCTCGTCGGCCAGTGCTTGCCTAAGGACGTGAAGATCACCGCCCCGCTCGCGATGAAGATTAGCCTCGTCAGCAGGGACCGTGGATCGACTTGAGATCGAGTACCAGCCGCCGGGGGAAGTATCGGCGGCCTTTCTCGCCTCGGATGCCTTCGTGCGAGGGATCCGCGGGCCTTACGGGTCAGGCAAGTCGACCCTGTGCTGCGCCGAGATCATCCGACGCGCCCAAGAGCAGCGGCCGTGGAACGGCAAGCGCCGCACGCGGTGGGCAGTGGTCCGCGAGACCTACCCGGAACTGAAGACCACCACGATCAAGACGTGGCACGAGATCGTGCCCAAGGTATTCGGGCACTGGACCGACCAAGGCCCGCCGACGCACCTGATCGAGACCGAGGACATGGTGATCGAGGTCATGTTCCTCGCCCTCGAATCCCTCGCCGACGTGAAGAAGGTGCTGTCGATGGACCTCACCGGCGCGTGGATCAACGAAGCCCGCGAGATCCAGAAGGCCGTGATCGACGGCATCACCGCCCGCTGCGGGCGCTTCCCGCCCATGCGCGAGGGCGGCCCGACGTGGTCCGGGGTCATCATGGACACCAACTCCCCGGATACTGAGCACTGGTGGTACATGCTGGCCGAGCAGGACGGGTCGACGCTCGAAGGCCAGCAGATGATCGAGTCGACCGCAGCCGCCGAGGAAGAACTGCGCCGCGAGGGGCTGCTCGGGCCGGATCAGCCGCTCTACGAGTTCTTCGCGCAGCCCTCGGGGCGCTCGCCGCAGGCCGAGAACATCGAGAACCTGCCCGCCGGCTACTACACCCGCATGATGGCCGGCAAGACCGAGGACTGGATCAAGGTCTACGTCGACGGCGAGTACGGCTTCCTTCAGGAAGGCCGCGCCATCTACCCGGAGTACAGCGACGCCTTCCACTGCGCCAAGGAAATCCTCGTGCCACGCCCCGGAGACGCAACGATCGGCCTCGACTTCGGCCTGACCCCGGCCGCCACCTTCCACCAGCGGCAGGCGACCGGGGTGATCTGGACGTTCGACGAACTGGTCTCGACCCGCATGGGCGCTACCGAGTTCGCGAAGCAACTGGTGCCGATGATCGCCAAGTACCCGCAGTGCCGTTTCGACATCGTCGGTGACCCTTCCGGCGAAAGCGGCGGGAACGATGAACGCACCGTGTTCCAGATCCTCGCCGCCAATGGGGTGAACGCAAGGCCCGCACGCACCAATGAGCCGACGCTCCGGCGCGACGCGGTCGGCAACGTGCTGTCGCGGGCGCTGAACGGCAAGCCCGCCTACCAAGTGAGCCCGAAGTGCGTGAAGCTGCGCAAGGCGCTGGCCGGCGGCTACTGCTGCAAGCGGATCCAAGTCTCCGGCGATCGCTTCCGGGACAAGCCCGACAAGGATCAGCATTCGCACGTCGCCGAGTCTCAGCAGTACGCCTTCATCGAAATGGGCGAGAATCCCAAGGCCATCCTGCCTCCGCCCGAGGACGCCCGCCGGCCGATGACCCGCGAGCCGTGGAAGGGCGTGCAGCGGTGATCCCGCACTTCCGCTGCCTCGCCTGCGGCCACGAGTGGCGCGACCTGCCCGGCGGCGACCCGCGGGCCATGTGGAAAGCCTGCCCGAAGTGCAAGGGCAAGTATTGGAAGTGGCTGAACTGGAAGCCCAAGTGAGGGGCTACGGCCCGATCGAGGGCGAGGGACCGTGGCGGCGCTACTTCCTCGTGTGCAGCAACGGTTCATGCACGCACTGGTGGGACCGCCTGTTCAAGCCCGGCTTCCGGCACTGCTACGTGCTGATATGGGAGGGCACGGTGTGGCTGTACGTGGACCCTACCCTGTTTCGCACGCATGTGAGTATCCTTGACCACTATCGCGACGACCACCCGTACCACTGGATCGAAGACCCCGATGTCACCGTGCTTGAAGTCCCCGTCGACGCTACCAGCCTGCGCTGGCGCGCGCCGTGGTGCTTCGGCCCGCTCACCTGCACCGAGGGCTGCAAGGCTATCCTCGGGGTCAGACATCTCCTACTCTGGACACCGTGGCGCCTGTACCGCCACCTGAAGGCCAAGCATGAAAGCCAGCAGACCGAAGAAGACGGCCGAGGAAAAGGCGCTGGAAGCGGCGCAGGCTCGGGAACTGGACCGGACGCAGGAGGAAATCAACGAGCGCAAGCGCCGCACCCTGCGCTCCGAAATGGGCGGACGGTCTAGCCTGTTGTCGGGCAGCGAACGCGGCGTCCGTGAAGGCGAGGTCCGGCAGATGACAGGCACGCCTTCCAGCACCGCCGGCCGTAGCGGGCGGCCACGCCGCGCCGGCATCGGGGCTGGCGTACTCGGTGGGCTCGTGGGCGGGATCCGTGGAAGCGGCGGTCGCCGGTGACCGTCGGCCTGCCAAACCTCGTCGGCGACATCGAGAGCGTGATCCGGCGCTACGATCGCGCCGTCGCGCGTCGCGACCTGTGGCGCGGCAACATGCAGGACTGCTACCTGTACGCGATCCCCGACCGCGAACTGTTCATGCAGCAGTCGCCGGGCCAGAAGAGGGGCCAGTACATCTTCGACTCGACCGCGCAGGAGGCGGTGCAGGAGTTCGCCTCGCGCATTCAGTCGACGATTTGCCCGCCGTGGCGGCAGTGGTCGAAGCTGATGGCAGGCCCCGCGCTGCCCAAGGCGATGCGCGACTCGGATGAACTCGCGGTTCAGTTGGAGGAACAGACCGAGATCTTCTTCACCTACATCAACCACTCGAACTTCGTGCTGAAGTCGCACGAAGCCTTCCAAGACCTGTCGGTCGGCACCGGCGCCCTGACCTGCGAACTCAACGAACAGCGCAACGGCCTTGTGTTCGATGCCATTCCCCCGGCCCTGCTCGCGATCGAGGAAGGCCCGACCGGCCTCGTCGAGACCACCTTCATCGACCGCAAGTGCCCGCCCGAGCACCTGTTGCGCATCTACCCGACCGCGCAGCTTCCGCAGCAGTTCCAGCAGTCGATGCGCGACAACCCGATGAAGGACATCGAGTACCAAGTCGGCTGCGTCTACGAGCCCCGGCTCGGCGACTACCACCTGATCGTGTTCGCGAAACAGCACAAGCACGTGATGTACACGCGCAACTACGGCAAGACCTCGCCCTGCATCGTGTTCCGCTGGTCTTCGATCGCCGGGGAAGACTGGGGCCGCGGGCCGGTGATGACCGCGCTGCCGAACATCAAGACCCTGAACGTGGTGGTCGAGTATGTGCTCCGCGGCGGTGCGCTGACCGCCATGCCGCCCTACACCGCGGTCGCCGACGGCGTCATCAACCCGTACACCGTGCGCATCGACCCGACTGCCGTGATCCCGGTCGCTTCCAACGACCACGCGAATCCGACGATCCGGCAACTCGAAGCGCGGGCCAGCCCGGAAATGAGCCAGATCATCCTCGAAGACATGCGCATGGCCGTGCGCCGCGCCCTGTTCAGCGATCCCCGGCGCCGGGAGGGGCCGATCCAGACCGCCACCGAAGTGCTGATCGAGGACCGCGAGTTCATCCAGCGCATCGGCTCCAGCTTCGGGCGCCTGCAAACCGAGTTCATCGAGCGGGTCATCAATCGCGGGATCGACGTGCTCCAGTCGATCGGCAAGATGGCGGCAATCCGGGTTGACGGCAAGGAAGTGACGCTCAAGCACATGAGCCCGCTCGCCCGCGCGCAGGATCAGGACGAACTCATGGCGCTGCGCACCGGCTTCGAGATGGCCGCCCCGCTCGGCCCGGAAGCCCTGATGCTGACCCTGAAGCCGGAGATGGCCGGGGAGTGGATCTTCAAGAAGGCCGGGGTGCCGAACCAGATCCTCCGCTCGGACGGCGAGCGCGCCAAGCTGATGAAGGAACTGGCTGGCGCTGCGCAGCAGGCCGCCGAGGCGCAGATGGCGCAAGGGAAGCCGCCCGTCGCCGCATGACCGACTTCGCCAAGACCGCCTCGCTGCCGGGCTTCACCCCCGAGGAAGCCGACGAGATCCGCAAGCGCGCCCTCGGGGACCAGTGGCATAGCGCCATGCGCATTGCCCGGATGCACGCGGTAGTATTCGACACCGAGGCAGGCCAAGCCCTGATGCAGCACCTGATCCGCACCTTCCTGTGCCGGGCGATCGTGCGCCCGGGCGAGGACGCATTCGCGCAGGGTATCCGGGAAGGGCAGGCCAACGTGATCCGCCAGATCCTCGCGCAGATCGAGTTCGCGCGCGGTGAGCCCCCCGAAGGAGTGAAGCCATGACCGACGAGAACATGATCGACGCCGCCGCCGCCGAGGCGGCCGCAGCCAAGTCCGCCAAGGATGCGGTCCACGCCGCGAACGGCACCAAGTCCGGGGAGAACACCAGCCTCGCCTTCGGCTACGACCCCGCCGCCGCCGAGACCCTGTTCGGCAAGCCCGGCGAGGACGGCCGCCCGGCCAACATCCCGGCGAAATACTGGGACAGCGACGGGCGCAAGGTGAAGGCCGACGTGCTGTTCAATCAGTTGCGGTGGGCCGAGGGCAAGCTCGGCGCCAAGCTCGATGTCATCGGTGGCCCCGGCGACGAAGGCTACAAGATCAACCTGCCGGCGCCCAAGGAAGGCGAGGAGCCGTTCTACATCGCCGAAGACGACCCCGCCATCAACGGCTTCCTTGCAGTCGCGAAGAAACACGACGTGTCGCAGAAATTCGTCGACGAGGTGCTGGCCGAGGTGGCGGGCCGAGCCGATGAATTGCGCACCAATACCCTGAATGCCGAGATCGCAAAGCTCGGCAAGGACGGCCCGGAACGGCTGATGAACATGCAGCGGTTCCTCGGCGCGCATCTCACCAAGGAGCAGGTCGGCACGCTCGCCAGCCTGATGACCAGCGCCGAAGCCTTCACCGCCTTCGAGGCGTTGGTGCGCGCCACCGGCGCCCCGAACTTCGTGCCGCGCGACCCGGACAACCGCCCGGCGAACACCGACGGCCGCATGACGGTCGCGCAGTGGAACGCCCTGAACTTCGAGATGGTCGACAGGGGCGGGCAGATGGTGCGCCGCCGCTCGGTGGACCCCGAGTTCAACGCGATGGTCGAGGCCAAGCGCGACGAGGTGTTCGGCGCGACCCGGCGCGATGCCTCAGGGCGTCCGGTCACCGAGACCGGCCAGCGCATCTAGAACCGAAGTATTGACACCCGGCGCGAGGGGCCTAAATATCGCGCCATCGACTCCCCGGAACTACCGCGCAAGCGGCCCGGATCGAGCGGCGGTAAGGGCAGGCACCTAGACCTGCAAGTCGTGGCCCGACCTCCCCGGTCGGAACTACCCCGGCGAAAAACGGAAACTAGTTTTTCGCTTTGGAGTAATGGGCCATGACGATCTATCTCACCGACGCTGCGCAACAGGAATTCGACGCCGAGGTCAAGCACGCCTATCAGGGCGGCGCCTTGCTGAACGGCACGACCAAGGTGCGCAACAACGTGGTCGGTTTGAGCTACAACTTCCGGGTCTCCGGCAAGGGCATCGCCAAGCAGAAGGCAAGCTCGGCCGAAGTCATCCCGATGAACGTGACCCGCGGCAACGTCAACTGCGCGCTCGCCGACTGGCACGCCTCGGATTACACCGACATCTTCGATCAGGCGACGGTCAACTTCGACGAGAAACAGGAACTCGCGAAGTCCGTGGCACTGGCGATGGGTCGGCGCTCCGATCAGATCCGCATCAACGCGATGAACCTGTCGGCCAACGTGGCCGCGGTCAATACCGATGTCGGTGGCACCGCCTCCGGCTTCAACCTCGACAAGCTCCTGCGCCTGTCACGCATCCTGAACGCGGCCGGTGTCCCGTCCTCGGGGCGCCACCTCGCGATCAACGCGCGCGGGCTGGAGCAGGCTTTGCTGGTCTCGCAGTTTTCCAGCGCCGACTACAACTCGCTGCGCGCCCTCCAGAGCGGCGAGATCAACAGCTTCGGCGGCTTCATGTGGCACATCATCGACGACCGCAACGCGCCCGGCGAGGAAGGCGGCCTGCCGAATCCCTCGGGCGCGCTGCGACAGGGCTTTGCGTGGCACGAAGACGCGGTCGGCTTCGCATCCGGCATCGACATCTCGACCGAGATCAACTACATCCCCACGAAGACCTCGTGGCTGGCGACCGGCAAGTTCAAGGCCGGCGCAGTCATCATCGAAGCGGTCGGCGTGCAGGGCGTGCAGTACACCGAGTAAGAGGAGCAGGAACATGGCTTTCGATCGTTCAGGACTTCACTGCGCCAATCCGGCTGCTCCCCCCGGCTCGCGAATCTGGACGTACCAGACGCTCGACGCGGGCACCGCGATTCGCGTGGCAGGCTACTTCAACAACGCGGCTCGGGAACTGGCGCTCGGCGACATCATCTTCTACTCGACGGTGACTGGCACGATCAAGACCCCGACCGGCATCACGGCGCGCGGCACGCTGTACGTGAACTCGCACGCGGCCGGGGTGCTCGACTGCGTCGACGCCGTGGCGCACGCGACGACCGATACCGACTGATCGGCCGTCCGCGGGTGGTGGAATACAGGGCCGGCCCGGCGCAAGCTGGCCGGCCCTTTTCAGGAGAACAGCATGGCTTCGCAACGGTTCAGGCTTGATGTGGCATCGGTGACGGGCGGCGTGCCGACTTCGAGTTCGGTCGCCTACGCGCAGACGGCGGGCGCTACCGCCGGCTTCATCGACGTGTTCCTCGACAACACCGATATTTCCAGCGTTGCCATGCTCGATGACATGCTGGAAAAGCTGAAGCTCGCGATCAAGGACAGGTACCGGCAGTCGGTGGGCGGGACGTAAGCCGTGGCGACTCGCGCCTTCACTATCGTCGACAACAACATGCGCTCGGTCACCGGCACGTGGTCGGGGCTGACGCAGACGACCTCGGACGACGGCGCCCCGATCGAACTGCCGGATTATGCCGACCGCTCGATTCAGGTGCAGGGCACCATCGGCGCCGCCGGCAACCTGCGCATCGAGGGGTCGAATGACGGCACGAACTACGTCGTGCTGACCGACCCGCAGGGCACGGCGCTGAACATCACGGCGTCCGGCGTCATCGAGCAGGTGCAGGAGATCACCCGCTACCTGCGCCCGCGCGTCACGGCTGGCGACGGCACGACCAATCTGAACGTCACCTTCTTCGGAGTGCGACGCTGATGGCCGATAAAGAGATGTCGCTGTCCGAAGCCTGCGCGCAGACCCGGAACTTCGGCAAGTTCATCAAGGGCATGGTCAAACTGCAAGAGACCGCCGACGTGCTGGCGAACGCCGAGGCGGTGCTCGCCGACAACCGCAAGGCGCTGGAACAGGTCAAGGCCGACACCGAGAAGGCGCGCAAGGCCCTGCTCGCCGCCGAAGCCGAACTCGCCGATTGCCAGAAGGCGGTGAACGCCGCCAACGAGCGCGCGCGCGGGATCGTCGACAAGGCCAACGATCAGGCCGGCGGCATTGTCGCCGCGGCGAAGAAGAAGGCCGACGACCTCGAAGCGGTGGCGGCGGAAGCCGAGGAAGCCGCCAAGGTCGCAGACAAGCGCGCCGCACTGGCGCTGGCCGACGAGAAGGCCGCACTGGAACGGATCGCCGAAGCGCGCAAGGCCGCGCTCGCCAAGCTCGGATAAGGAGTAACTGATGTCCAGCCTGATCTACACTTCTCGCTTCGAGAACGTCTCCATCACGGCGGCGGCGCAGGATATATGGGAAATCGTCACCGGCAACGCCGCAATCGTACTGCGCAAGATCGTGCTCGACTTCTCACCGACCATTACCTCGGGCGTGGCGCAGGACGAACGCTGCCGGCTGGAATTGCTGGAACGCTCGACCACCGGCACCGGCGGCACGGCAGTGACTCCGGCTGGCGCGCACCCGCGCATGACGGTCGCGTCTCTGACCACGACCACGCGCACGGTGACGACTCCGGGCACCGCCGGCGACATCAAGTGGTCGATGCGCCGTTCGATCATCATGCCGATCGAGATAGACTTCCCCGGTACGCTAGGCATCCCGGTGCAGGCATCCTCGGGTCGATTGTGCCTCAACCTCGTGGCCGCCCTCTCGGGCGCCTTCAACGCGAACTCCACCATCGTGTTTGAGGAATTCTGATCTGACCCGGCATGTCCGGGTAGTTTCGGAAAGGCGTTACTGATATGGCCGTCGGCACTGACGCAGGCGGTACGTGGAATACGACCGCTGGCAACAAGACGGTAGTCGCGACCCCGGCCGTCAACGACCTTATCGTCGTCATCCACGGCATCTCGGGGTGGGCGAGCGGCGATGACAGTACAATCACCGACAATAACTCGGGCGGCGGGGGTACTTACACCAAGTACGGAACTGCCACGGCCCCGCTGTCGACTGGCGGCGGAACCGCTTGCGCGTTGTGGATTTCAGTCCGCAATTCGCTGATAAGTTCCGCCAGTTCCACGACTTTCACCGCCACCAATACGGGCGATACGGGCGGCGGGCTGACGGTTCTGCGCTTCTCTGGCATGACACGCACCGGAGCAAGCGCAGTCAGGCAGACCAAAGGCGAAAGCAACGCGACTGAAAACCCACCGACGATTACCTTCAACTCCACGACGCTGACCGGCAATCCGGTGATTCTGGCGTGCATGGGCGAGGATAATCCCGCCGCCCTGACCCCGCCGACCGGATTCACGGAAGCCGACGATACCGGGTGGGCCACCCCCACGACCGGAGTCGAAGTCTGTTGGGACGATTCGGGCAACACAGCCACGCTGTTTTCGTGGTCCGGTGGCGCTCTGACCGACCATAACGAAGTCGGCATTGAACTCGACACTACAGCGGCGTCAACGCCAAACGCCTTCCGGATTCTCGGCGCGCGCAGCCGCCCTTCTCAACCTGCGGTGATCGAGGAACCGCCGGAGCGCAAGAGTTACTGGCCGCTGTTCATGGCGCGAGCCGCGCCGGCCGCGCCGCCGTCCCGACAACCGTTGTGGATGCTGTACCGGCGCCCGCTGTTCATTGAGGCCACCGAGGAATCCGTCGCAAGACGCCCGGCGTGGCGGTTTGTGGCCTCGCCGGCGGCCTCGCGTCAACCCCTGTGGATGCTGACGACGCCCAAGCGCATCACCGAGGACGCGCCGGAGCCGGTGTTCTACTACGACTACGACCTCCTGTTCCTGCGCCGTACCCCGGCCCGGCAACCGCTGTGGACGCTCACCAAGCCGCGGCCTGCCACGTTAGAGGAAGCGGTCGATGTAACGCCCCGGCAATACACGATGTACCGCCAGTACGCGCCTGCGGCACCTGTCGTCGCGCAGCCGTGGATACTCTGGTACACGCGGCAGAGCGTCCCTGAAGATGATGCGCCGGAACCGC